TCGTAGCCTTTCTTGATGCGGGTTACGATTGAGTCGTGGATAGTATTAAGAATATGGATAGGGAGATCTTTGCTTCTGTACCAGAAGTATGATAGTGCGATTGGGATAATTTCTCCAGTAGCGAATGACTGGATAGGATAGTTGTGTACTTCGGTAGATACGTTGATGTATCCGTTTTTGTCCATAGAGGCGTTAGGCCAGTAGAAGACCATACCCCACGGGAGTCGTACACGCTTGTTGCTGGCTGCTTGTAGGCACCAGGCACGTTGCGTGCTGGATATGCCTTTGTACTTTTCTTTGAAGAATGCAGCGTAAGCTTTCTGGGCTGGAGTCTTGCCCATGCCTCCGTATAGAGGCGCGAAGGTTGATGCTTTGGCTTGCTGACGAGTAGTTGGCTCACCTGCATCGCTCAGAACCTGTGCGGTTACTGAGTGGATGTCACTGCCGTTACGAATCTCGTTGTCGGCAATCTCGTCTTTACAGACGTCAGCAGCTACTCTGAACTCGAGTTGAGCTCCGTCGCATTCTCCGATTAGCCAGTCATCGTCACCTGCCCAGAATAGACGTTTGTAGTCTCTGGGTAGATTCTGAAACTGAACTGACTTGCTCTTCTTTTCGTTCTTGAAGAGAGTAGGAATGCCAGCTGAAGACAGTCTGTGCGTTACAGTAACGCCCTGTTGGAACTTGGCTTTGAAGTTACCGTCGTTTTCTAGTACTGTACGATAGAAGAATTCTAGGTTTTTGCTGATTAGGGAATCAGCTTTGTTGAACTCGCGGTACAGTGTTAGAAAAGCTGCTTGGTCTTCGGTAGTTGCTTCCAGTTTAGATAGAGTTACCGAGTCTGTGAGTCTGCTACCACCTGCTGTTCTGACAGGCTTGCCTTTGAATTGCAGCTCTTTGAACTGCAGTGTGTCGTACAGGTAGGTAGCTACTTGGACTGGAGATGCGAGATTGATGTCGTTAGTTAGACTGATCAACTCTTGTGCGAGATAGTTACGACGACGCTTGGTCGATTCGTACTCTTTGGTGACGGCTTCTGCGTCTAGGGTCATGCCTTCAAACTCGACGTCAGCCAGGACTAGCGTTGCTAGGTTTCTGGTATGGGCGATGTGCAGTATCTTGTTGCGTTTGAGTAGTACTGTTTGTTTGAGGAATATTTTGTAGGCTAGCGTTACGTCTTGCCAGCAGTAGGTTAGTAGCCAGTCTTTTGGGATCTCTGACGGACATACGCCTGATTTGATTAGGGTAGAGACTAAGTCTTCTTTGGTACCCAGTTTGTACTTTTTAGCCAGTGCGTTGAGCTGTAGTGGTAACTTTCTGTTACCGTTGAGGACCCACTCAGCTAGCATTGTGCAGTAGACCATGATTCTGCGTAGGTCTACACCGCATCGTTTTAGATAACCTGCCTCGAACTTGGCGTTGTGGGCTACGATGAAGTCCACTTTGTAGCAGTCTTCGACTAGTTCGTGTTGCTCGTACTCGTTGCCGAAGCAGTGCTTTCTTTCTACTGTTCCGTTAGGATGTACGAGGTACCAGCAAGCTAGTACGATTGAATTGTTGTCATTCACTGCACTGGCGTCTAGTTGATCGAGAGTCGTCTCGAAGTCTAGAACCATGAATGTGTTGCGGTTTTGCTTTAGGTATATGTCTGGGCGTAGGACGAAGTCAGGAACTGTCTGGTTCGAAGCTGACATTATTCTCCTTTAGTAGTTTTTCTAAGTACTTGATTCTGCTTTCTGCTTTAAGCGCGCGGCTTCTCCACATGTCCAGGATTTTGTTGACAAAGTTGTTATTCACTTGTGTTCTCCGTAGAATAGATGTTTGCCGCGGATGATTAGTAGCTTCATTTTGCGTGCCCAGGAGGGTTTGACGCTGGTATTGTGGAAGTACAGTATGTCTTGGTTGAGATTACTTGCGTTTTCTAGTGCTTTGCGCGTAGCTTTCTTGGAAGCGTAAGAGGGTGTGGATACTTTGTTTATTCCCGTGAATTGGTGTTTTTGGTATACCACTTTGCATGGTGTATTTGGGAACTTTGGGTGATTGCTTCTGTTGAGGATTACTGCCACTACAAGATCCGGCCCGTTAGCAACTCCTCGTGTTTCAGAGTGCACTGCTTTTTCGATACACTGTATCTCTGTAGGAGGCAGATCTATCATACGTCGTACATCCTGCTTACGTCTTTACGGACTTTTACGGGGAAGTTTTCGTGTTTACCTGTGCGTTTGTTCTTGACGATGGACATAATACGTAGCCCTTCTTCGTCTAGCTGCTTGTCAACACCGATGCCTACCTGTACGTCTAGGGCACCTTGGATGCCTGTTTTGCTGTTGTAGACGTCGTTCATGTCCAGAATCTGCTTGTTTTCAGCGCTGTCACCTGCCTGACATAGGCTGACCGCTAGCAGATTGTACTTTTTACCCATCTTACGCATGAACTTGGCAGCGTCTTCGAGCTCGTTGGTCCTGGAATCTTGGTATCCGCCCATGTTTAGGTTAGAGATTTGGTCAACTACCAGGAATTCGGGCCTGTATCGCTCTACAAGGGCTTCAATCTGCTTTGGGGTACCAGGAGCTAGGGAAACGATTGTAAGGCGATTTAGGCCCTTTTCTAGGGCAATCTGCTTGTACCGGTCGAAGTCGGCTAGGACTACGTCTTGTGAGGTCTCGGTCATGTTACATATGAACCTGAGCCAGTAGGAGCTGGTTGGGTCTTCGTTGATGACCATTAGACCGCTGAGTCCCTGCATTAGGAACCCTGCAATGTTGGTAATAGCTGTTAGGGATTTGGCTGAGTTGGGTCTGCCAAAGAATAGAACGTGATTACCAGGGATTACCCCGCCCCCGACTCGCTTGTTTAGGGCATTTGGTCGAAGTTTGATCATGTTTTCTTTGGAGAACGTGGATGTGACCATGTCTACTGCGTCTTCGATGGTTGTGATTTCCATGTCCTTGTCGACAGGGTCATCTACAGCTTCTTTTGTCTGCAGTTCTGATAGTTCTGAGAGCAGTTGCTGCTCTGCTAGTGGGTCACCGTTGACTAGAGCTACTGCAAGTTTATCTTTTACCGTCTTGATCTGTGCCTGGAGCAACATGTGCTTTACGTTTGGCACGCTGACGTCAACTTGCTTGCTTTTGACAGTGTTGAAGTACTCTGATAGAGTTTGTTGGTGTTTCTCTGCTCGTACTGTTTCCATCAGACAACTGAGTACGATGCTAGTGTCGCATTGTTGAGCAGTGACGTCGCGCGAGTAGAACTTTTTAATCTCGACAAAGACCAACTGGGCCATTTTGTCTGTTTTCTTGAACATCGGAGAGCCATATTGGTCAACGAGTTCGAAAGCCTCTCTGCTAGCTAGGCTCGCTGCTAGTAATGTAGTCAGCAAATAGCGTTCTCCTTTCTTCGATAGTCATATTCTTGATGTCTTTGGATAGTGGTAGTAGTTTAGCATTCTTAATCTTGCCTTTGGCTACTATTTCTGTCGCTGTGCCGATAGCGTCGTTGTCTAGGGCTATTAAGACTGTTGTGTAGTTGACGCTGTTGATGTCCTCGACCATTGAGTCTGTGATGTGTGTGCCTAGTAAGGCTGCAGCATCTAGACCTTCTTGTCGTGTGGCAATGGCTGAGAGCAGATCTTCTGTGATTACCAGTGTACTGCCCGGCCAGAACCCTTTCATGTACCATGCCACTCCTCCGTATTCCCCACACATCGTGAGTGATTTGGGGGTTTGTTCTTTGAGCATGTCTTTTAGGTCGTATCCCTCTAGGTCCAGGTATTTGGAAAAGATTGGAATAGCGATACGGCCTTTGCCCTCTGGGCTGTACGTCGTTGTGTAGCGTGTGAAAGCTTTACGTAGATCGATGTTGAAGCGGGAGGCGGCGAGCTCTTGTAGCGCATCTGGGACGGGGTCTTTATGTACCTTCATGAAGGTCTCAAGACGCATCAGCTTTGGTGACTTAGGCTGTTTCTCTGGTTTAGGTAGTGCGGTACCTTTGCCAGCGGCACTAGACCCTTTTATCTTACAGCTGTCTCTGAAGCAGATCCACAAGACTCTGCCATCGTCCTTTTTAGTGATGCTGCACGACTTTTCAGCGGAACTGCCGCCTCCGCATTCTGGACAGACAACAGTGACTGTTTCTCCGGATTGCAGGTTAGCTGCTTCTAGTAAAATCTCTGTTCTTGTCTGTTTAGATGTGGCCATTAGTAAGGTAGTGAGTATCCTGCTGGGGCTAGTGTTAGTATTCCGTTACTTAGTTGGCCCGCGGTTGGGGGCAGTCCGATGAAGTATCCGTCTTCTTGCATGCCTTTGACTGTTATTTCGATTTCGTTATAACGCATGAGATTGGCTGCTTGTGTGGCGCTTGTGCAGCGTACTACGATTGCGTCGTTATTGCCTACTGGTGCGTAAGGATTGGCGTTAGATATCACGTCTAGGTAGACATTGAAGTTGTCTGTGTCTTTGTATATTGGCACTGCTCTGGCAGTTACTTCGTGTTCTCCTGTCCAGTTAAACAGTGCATCAGTTTCTTCTTGGGATAGTCCGTTGATAGAGCGGCTGCATCTAGTAGTCGTTGTTAGTGGAGTGACAGTCGTGAGCGAGCTGAAGTCCGTGAGGGTGTTTGCACGGGCTTGTCTTTCGATCTCCTTGACTTCGCTGATAATGCGCGGTCTACGATTGTCCGTGACGTTGCTGTAGCTGTACGTTTTCGTTTGCCGAGGAATCACCTTTTTGATAGGTGTTTTTGTGAACTGTCTGACGTCGTGTAGCGGGAAAGCGTAAGTCTGGTGTGTTTCTGCTTCGTAAATTGCATCGTCTTCTAGTTCTAGTTTGTTACGCTCGGCAAGCCAGCTGAGCATTCCAGCTTCTGAACAGATGAGCACGACTGACTTGTCTTTTACGAACGCATAGTGCAGTGGGCGTTCGCCGTTGGTGGCCATGTGGGTGATTTGACTTTCCATATCAGTCCAGATGATAGACCAGGCACCGTATAGATCGTCAAGGCCCTGAGCGCCGTTATCGTTGATGCGGGCGGCTAGGGCTTCGGTGTCAGTACTGAACTTTTTCTTGTCCCAGTCTTCGATCGTGCCGTTGTGCACTAGAGCAAAATCGTCTTCTCCGTTGCTGTTTTCGTGGATGAAAGGATGAGCATTGGCGTTGTTGATTTTACCAGTCGTTGCTTTTCTGTTGTGGACTACTGTTACGTAAGACACGTCTGCATCTGCTAGTAGTTCTGCAGCTTTTGGCATGCTGATGAAGGTGCTGCCGTCTACTGCTTTCTTGTAAGATTGCAGTTCTAGATTGCCGTTGATCTGGTACATGCCTGTGGAATCTGCTCCACGAAGCTGAGTCACGATGGTAGCGTCTGTGATGAACTTATCTAGTCCTGAGACAATATTACTTTCGCTGTTAAGTACTGCTGTTAATCCGCACATTAGTTAGTTTCCTTATTAAAAGAGTGGAGGCATTACGCCTGTTCTTACGTACTCCTGGTAGACTGAGTTTCCTGCAGCCATTCTTGCTACTCGTCTTTCTAGTTCTGCTGCGTCAGGTACTACAGTGCCAGTTGTTGTGTTTTCGTAGTAATCTGGTTGTTCGTTTCGATCTGCTGGTCGTTCTTCCATCATCTGCTGCAGTTCAGTTTCTAGTATGATGGTGTCTTCTGGTTTGTATGTTATCATTATTTTTGCCTCTTCTATGAGTTCTAGGAACTTTTCGATTGTCGGCATTTCGTGCTCTGCGCCAAATGCAGCTTCGATCTGTGCACGTACTAGGTGGTACATTGCCTCAAGGTCTTTTCTGACATTGTCATTTCCTGCGCTTTCCCAGGCAGCCATGCCGCATTGTTTTACTGCTAGGCACGCATTGATGTTTTTTACTGCCTCTTCGATAGTTTCTGGTGTCGAGAAGTGCCTGAATTCTAGGGTTCCGTACTTTGATAGAGCCGAAGCATTCATTGAGTAGTAGCGCGTGTCTGGTGTGTACAGTCGGATTTCGTCTTCTGTTTCTCCGTCGTCGTGTAGATAACTGATAATGCCAGCAAGCGCTTCTTCGCTTTCTATAGAGTATCCTAGATATTTTCTGTTGTTGTCTGTTAAGTTGAACAACGCTTTGTCCGCAAGTAATGCTGCGATCATTATGGACATTAGCTGCAGTCTGTTAACATTGAGCATGTTAACGTGGACGTGCATTGACGTTCGTAGCGTTTTGTGCTGCACGAACATACCGTCTGCGAAGGCATCGCTCAGACTTTCTAGAGCTTTGATGACTGTGTCTCCTTTAAGAGGAGCACTGAACACAAATTCGCGTGACTGTCCTCGCAGAGAACCGTCTGTCTTGCGTTCCCAGTGTAGTAGGTCTCCCCTGCTCATGTAGTTTACGGCTAGGTTTTCCATCTCGATTTCTACTCCTACTGAAGTAGTTTCGTCTACTAGAGATAGATTGCTTCGTTTTACAGTATTTTGGCTTTTGTCAGGATCTTGTTTGCCGATGGCTTGACTTAGCGTTTGCATGTTTAACCTTTTTTGTTGATGTAGCTAAATACTTTATTGTTTTTTGCCCAGATTGTTTTGTTGCCTTCTACCCACCCTGCCAGCTCTTCACCAGTTAGCGATTCGAGTCTCCATTTGATTCTGTAGACTTCTCCGTTTTCTTTGTAGCGCGTTTCTTTAGACAGTCTTACCTTTCTGGAGATGGCTACAGCGTCTAGATCATCACCCTTTTTTAGCATTTCTAGAGCTTCTTTTAGGGTCGGATATGTTGGGTTGATGAATTGTTCTGCGTATTTTGGGTTTTCTTGGAGCATTTTGACTGTGTTGTCGTTGATTTTGTGGCACCGTCTGCCGTTTATTGAGAATAATCGGTTTTTTACGTTGATCCACCCTTGCTGCAGTTTGAAACCTTTTAGAGAGGTGAAATCATTGATGTTAATTAGCAGTTGTTTGCTTCTCGGGTTGGAGATTGGCGTGAATTCTAGACAGACTTGGTTAGCATTAGTTTCATTTTCTTCTACGTTCCAGCTGTTTTCTAGCTTTTCACCGTTTTCGATTAGTTCTTTCATTGACCGGATTTCTTCATTCCAGTCTTCCCACTCGTCGGTGTGTTCATCGCTCTCTACCATGTCTCCGTCATCGTCTTCGTATGTGTAGTATTGGTCGGGCGGGTACTCTTGCATGGTTTCTAGGTGGGCTCTTTGCCTTTTTAGCCACTCTCTTAGTGCTTCTAGGCTACCGAATGTGGCTTTGGTTAGTCCGCTGGCCTCTGCGTAGCGTTTGGCGCCTTTTATGTACACTCCGTTAACGTTGAACCCTTTTAGCTGGTATAGTAGACCGTTGTGAATGTACAGACCGCCTACGTATTCGTTTATGAAGTACTCGTCGCCAAATCCGTCTACTACGTTTTTGTTCATGCTGCTTTTCTCACTAGTTTGTGTTTTCGTGTTACTACGTTGTCTTTGTTGTTTGTTAGCATTGGTAGTGCTAGTACTGCTTCTTTGCGCGTAACTGGTTCAGCTTTTTCGTTGTAGATCTTTTCGTAAAGTTCCAGTCCGTGCCTTAGTATTCCGTTTTCGAGCTGTAGCATGAGTTCTGAGGACTCTACTGGAGTTTTGATTAGCTTCCAGATTTCCAGTTCGAACGCGTTGTTTAGGATTTTATGTTGTATTCCGTAAGTTACTAGGTCATCTGTTTCGAATATGGAGGTGAACTTGATGTTTCCGAAGGTTCTTCCTTCGAGTTTGTATGTGTCCATTATGCCACCATTTGTTGAAATGCGTCTCGATAAGCGTTGATTGTGGTTTCTCC